ACTAACCAGCTTTTCGCTTTCTTTTTTGGCTTAAACCAACGCTTCTTCTCTTTATCACGCTTCATATTTGGTGGAAAAGAATGCACCTGAGAATAATAAAGACTTTCAATTGTGTCGTCATGAGCCATTTTGGGGCCAAAAGTAACTATTTCATTGATTAAATCAAACATATTCTTACGCAAATGTACAGTTCCAGTACTAAATCTTGCTGAAAGTCCACTATAAATACGATTTCTTTTGTTAGTTCCGCCCGGTTTTTCAGGTATTACAGCTATATCATACCTATTAAGTCTTCTTCTTTCATCGTTTAGAGCTTGAAATATACTTCTATTCATCGCTACATCCTCAACTGTAGAAGATGTACAATTATACTTTTGATGTAATTCTAGTATATAATCCACTACACCTTTCTTACCAATTATCTCACCAGTGTCAGGTGCTTTACTCCCAATCGTAGGAATACTTCTATGTCTTTCATATTCCAAAACATATAATTCATTATTTGCATCCACTGCTATTACCATTATTACAGAAAAGTCAGCATGCTTTGTATCAATATCTGTAGCTGGATCACATCCAATAAAAGTATTAACTGGTATATCATCTCCATCCTTTACAATATAATTAACTCCATCTTCATGTTTATAATAACCATCCCAATGACTAATATGTCTTCTTGTCCAGACAGCATCCTCATCACTCATTACTTCCATCATGTATTCTTGATAATACTTCTGAGGTTGTCCAGAATCAGAATAAAACTTTTTCTTTTCTTCTAACTTCTTTTTATTAAAGAAAGATTCCCATAGAGGAGATCCATCTTTAGTTACGGCTTTATAAGTAATAACCTTCCAAGCAAAATCTTCATTAGCTTTTTGAGCTTTACTATTACTTGTAAGGAGATTGTTAATAAAAGAGTCATAATGTACGGGAGTGCCATTAACACGCAACCGACCAGTGTGAGGCTCAAGAGCTGGGTAGACAACAGCAGTGACAAGATTTGCATTTTTATCTCTCGCCTCTCTCGTAATAGTATTCGCTTCATGTTCAAAATCATCCAGTACGATTAGATCATATCTTTTGTGTAGCTTTGCTCCACCCCTGATACCAGACACATTAGATTTACTAATCAGTTTACATCCATTAGTTAATTCAATATCTTCCTCTGTCCATTTATTTCCTCTCATATTACCAAAATAATATTTAATCTTATCATTATATTCAATATGGTGTTTAATATAATCCATATTTCCTACACTAAGTTTCTGCGTTGCAGATACCCAAGCATAGAATAGAAAATCTTCTTTATCACAAAAAATAAAATCTTTTAACATAGATGCTTTAGTCAATACAGTTTTACCATGTCCACGAGGTATTATTATAGCAACTTGTTTTACTTCTTTATCATCAATTATATCAGCAATTTCATAATGAAAGAATGGAGTTTCACTTCGCATAAAGTCATCAGCAAGAAATAACTTGCCAAATGCTATTAAATCATTACTAGCTAATAGCAAGGCTTCTTCAGCTTTATTTACATTTTGAGTATTTACATTCACTCTTTTGTCATTTTTTCTGGAACTTCCATACCCTCTATAATCGCAAACATTCTTTTCAAGCTATTTACTTGTTGAGATGTTAATGAATAAAGATTAAAAGGAAGATCCCTTTTATATTTCTTTAAGTCTTTAATTGCAACATCGAGAGGTAGTTCAATTTTATTTGGAATATTATTCATTAATTTTCCCAACATTTTATTCCCTCCTTTGTTAGTTCAGTGGTTATCCATCCTGTTCTTACAACAGGGTACATCGTATATCTAGCATAATCAGCATATCTTAAAAAAGATCCTCCTCTAGCATACCATCTTCTTCTTAAAGCTTCTTCTCCATCTATAATTTTTATAGAATCAACAGGTTTACAATACAATTGATGATTATGTCCTAGTATAAAAACATCTCCGTCAGTATAAACAGCAGAAAGCTTATCCAATTCTAAGTCTCCATTCTTAGCTCCGCTCTTACCATGACCAGATACTATATTCCAAATAGACCCTCCAACGTCAAACTGAGCATAACCGGGATAACAATAGTATGGAACATTCATTTCAGCAGCTAATGTTTTACAGACATCAAAATCCAATATAGTATAACTTCTTAAAAAGTCATGATTACCACCTCTAATAAAAAGACATTTATCTTTGATTGGTTGTACGAGTTTTAAGAAAGCAAGATATTGTTCATCAGGTGGGATACTCTGACCTCTTTGATTTATTGCTTTATAACCGGGAGGTATAAGCTCTAATAAGTCTCCATTTCCAAACCAAACAGCATTTCTATCTTTTTTAATCATAGTAACAGCTTCTTTAAATTTCTTGAAATCAAATTCATTAGCTCCCACATGAATATCTGTTAAACAATGAACTCTTAATTTTTCCTTAGATTTATATTTAAATATCTCACCAGGCTGAACAGATGGAAATTCATTTTTTATAGCTGTCTCTAATGGTATAGAAAAACCTTTTTTACAAGAATTACATTTATATCTTTGTGTAACATAATTTGTTCTTTTCTTCTTACCATCCTTTTTAACGTACATACTTGTACAATTAGGACATACCATTACTCTTCCTCCCCACCTGATATTTGTTTTTGCTCTCTAGTTGCTCCTTCTAATTCATCTGGAGAGAATCCTTGAAATACACCAAGCAACCCTACTTCTTTTTGTTTTATATTATTACCAGATGTACCAACTATCTTACCTAATTCCTTAGCGGATTGTAAAACAATATTGTCATCTTCACTATAATCGGCTAAAGTCTTTAATTTCCCAAGAATATATTCATGGTCAATACCTAGACTCTTCGCCACATCTAATACTGATTTTTCTATTTCTTTCATTACTCTCTCCTGTTTTAATAATATAGTTGCTTTTTTTCTTGCTTTGTTTTCTGAAAGTTCACTATACGCATTCTTATATGCTTCCACAGCTCCCATTCCTACAACAATATTAGTAGCAAATTCTTTTTCTTTTTTTGTTACTTTTTTTCTATCAATAACTCTTTTACTTGTATTTTTAATTTTTTTACTAAATGTATACCTATTTGGATGTGAATCAAAATCGGTATCCATTTTTACATTATCTTTATTAATGAAGCTACCTACGACAGTTCTTACCCATCCATCCGCATATTTATAATTCTTTGAATCACCGGGATGTTTTACTTCTTTATTTACTTTTAATAGTTGAACAACTCCACCATCGTCAGCCATTACCCAATCACCTTCATTTCCTTTACGCCAGTCAAATACTATATTTCCAGTAGGGTTATAATCTAGGAATTCTCCTACACTATCATACACTATATGCTCTTTATCTTTAATGGATTTCTTTTGCAACTTGGACTTGATTAACTAAATTATCTATTAAATCGTTTACTTCTTGAGGAATCATATAAGTATTTCCATCAATTTCAATTGGACTATAATCATGTGATAAATTCTCTAGTATAAATTCTTGTTCTTCTCTTGGTAAATTTGATAATTCTTTTATTTCATCAGCCATAAAGGAACCTAAAACTTATTTATTTAATATGAAACACTTACATATGCCATAGGGGTAGAGTTGACTACTAATTCTGGAGAAAAATTAGCTCCAACTGCAATATATTCACCCCAAATCTTTTTTCCACCTTCAATAACTACTGGTTGTATACCTGACCATATCACACTATCATCAACCATAATATATGCATGAAAATAAGCATCATAATGACCTTCATCCATTTGATATATATAATAAGTAAACACTGGTCTCCATGTATTTAACCCATCTTGTTCCGCATAAGTACTAAAATATATAGGTATTTTTGTATCTGCATCCACTATTCTACGTTCAACAGTTAAATATTTATCTTGACAAGACAAAGAAGCACATAATACGAATCCTAAAAAGAATACTGAGATAAAAAACTCTAGCATAGATCGTATATTCATTTCTTTTTACGCCAACTGAGAGGATTTAGATTGAATTCCTTCTGATACCACTTTAATTGTTCTTCCATTATTACCATTCTTTCTTCTTCATCCTCAATATGTTTTGATACCAATTCTTGAATTTCATTACTTGCTTCCGACATATTACGTTCAAGCTCCTGTAT